GCATCTCACGCGAGTTGAGGAATTTGTCAGCGATGTTGCCCGTCTCGCGCATCCCATAGATCTCGTCACGCACTGATTGCACCGCACCCAGGCGATACATCTGCTGCTCTGCGTCCCCTGGGAATTTCTTGATCTCACGGTTGATCTCTGCCGGGGTCTTGCGCAAGAAGTTCTTTGCACCCAGCTCGAGCGCGTCTTTGAGCAGCGATTCGCTGGCAAATGTATTGACTGCATCACGATAGACTGGGATGCCGGTTTCTTTGTTTGCAATGGCGTCAAGCAAGTCATTGCGTAAAGTATCCAAATCATTTGCTCGACTGCCCTTGCCAGCTTTCCTGGCCTCGTTTGCCATGTCTCCAACATACTTGTATGCTTTATCCAGCAGCAACATTGAGTTGGCAGGTAAGTCAGCAAACTGGGGTAGGCCGCGAGCAACTTCAATGGCGGTCTTTATGTCCTTTGACTTTGCAAGCAGCTCGTCAATTCTTGGAGAGTAAACCTCACCGGCCTCAAATGCTTGCTTGTACAAAGGTGCAGCCGCATCTCTTCTGCGCTGGATGATCTCTTCAGCCACATCACCAATGTCACGCGCACCAATGGCCGTGAGGTCGGTAATGTCTTGAGTGATTCGAGGACCGGCGCCAATGGCACGCTCAGTCAGCATCTGACGCACGTCAGTCTGCGCGGCATTGGGAATCGCCATCGATCCACGCGCCAGGCGGCGCATTGACTCACCGCCAATGTCTGCCAGCGTCTCGTCTCTGGCCCCCAGGGTCCGCACCACAGCGGCCTGGCGTGCCGCCAGTTCTTCTGGTGATATACCCTCTTGGGCCAACTTCTTGGCAATCAGCTCACGCGCCTTGGTGGCAGCATCAACGGGCTGCGTTATGCCTGTGGCCTCAAGAATCTTGCGTCCACCAGTTCCAATGGTGCTGGTCACTGCTGGCGCAGCACCGCCTAAAACCGTACCAAAGCCACCGCCAATCAGTCCACCCATGACCCTGCTCTCAGTTCCACCAGTAGCACCGCCAGCACCGGCAGCCGCACCTGATGCAGCACCATAGCCCATGCCCCTGAGAGTCATTGATCCAAGGGTTGGCAAAGCAGCAGCCGTGCGAGCTGCACCGGCAGCGGCAGCGGGGGCCGTAGCACCGCCAGTGAATGGAGCCGCAATCAGGGCCGCAGCCGTAGGCAGCAAACCGCCAACAAGCTCACCCGTGAAGGCACGGCCTGGGTACTGCTCCTCGTACTGCTTGATGCCAGCGCGGACCCGTGACAGTTCTTTCTCGTACTGGGACTGTGGCTGCTGACCAGTCACCAAACCACTCAAGGTCTGCTGGGCATCAAAAGCACTCATGCCTTTGGACATTAGGGCACGCATCCCGGCTTCGATCTCGTCAGCCGTGTTGAACGTCAAGCCTTGAAGTAAGGACCGGCCAAAACCTGCCTCAATGGGTGGACCGCCAACCTTTTTGGCGCTGGCGACTGCTGCCTCAAACCTGGTTGGGGTGTAACCCTCAGCCTTTAGGTATCCAACAACATCGGCCTGAGTTGCATTTTGGGCCTGCATTCTGCGCACGTTTTCTTGCACGCGCTCAATGTTTGGTAGTTGCTCAGCCATTAGTTGGGCCTCTTGAGAAGGTTAAATTTATCGTACCAATTGCTTGCTGGTGCAGGCGTAGTAATTGTTTGAGCAGCCGCCTCAGCAGCAATCTGAGCAGGCGTCTTCATGCGCTTGAACGGGTCAAATACAACCTGATTGGGATCGAGCTTATAGTTTTGCGCCACGCCTGTATAGCGTGCAACCATATCATCTGACAGTACGCGCTGGGACTCGATGATGTTGCGAGCCTGGCCCAGGAAATCATTCCTGATGTTTTCGCCAATACGCTGACCACTTAATGCACGGTTGTACATATTCCTGACGGTATCAGCAACGCCACCAGCATTGGCAGCAGTTGCGAATTCACCCTCACGCACAACAGATCCAGGGTCCAGAACCTTCATAAACCCGTAAATCAGGGCAATGTCGCCGGCACTTGTGTTGTTCTTTGCGGCAGTCTCAATCTTTTGATATGCCTGCGCCAACTCAACAAATGGTTTTGCCTGAGCAGTAAATTCAGTGCGCAGATCCTTCTCGTTGCCGAATGCCTTGCCAGTGCCGGGGATGATGGGCTGGGGGCCAGTAGGTGCGGCAGCGCCAGCAGCCGGAGCCACAGGTGCGCGAGGTGCGCCACCAGTAACAGCGGGAGCTGCAACAGCACCAGGCGCACCAGCAGGCGCGGGCGCGGCCAGGCCGCCACCGCCACCAAGTACAAAGTAACCTGTCTCAGCACCGCCAACCACTTGAGGTGGCAGCGTCTTGGGAAACACGGTGCCGGGCTTGATTTCGTAAGGGTTGACAAACCTTATGCCTGCACCAGTGTCGATCTTTTCTGGGGGGATCAATGGAGAAACGCCAGTGATGGGCTTGAAGGTTCCATCGTCATACATCTGCACAAGAGTTGGTTTGCGATCAGCGCCCAATACTTGCTGGGGAGTGCCGACAGGTTTAGCCGCCAACCCTTGTGGCGCCAAAACAAAGCCACCAGTCTTGGTGCGCAAATAAAAGTTACCGTCAGCAGCTCTGAATGGTTCTCCGACAGTCTCCTGGGAAAACTCCAATCCAGTTGGGATCGGTACAAATTGACCCGTCTTTGTTCGTTGGTATTGTTTCCCATCCTTTGAGGTGAAGATGTCGCCAGTCACTTCTTGTGGCTGCATTAACTTCATGACTTCAGGGATGCCTTTATCAGGAGGTAAAAATCTCAATACATTGCGCATTTCTGGAGTCAAAGCACTGCGACCATCTGGGGTAACGCTTGGACCAGGTTGACCGATCAAGGCTGCACGGTCAACTGTTGGGCCGACAGGCATCCCAGGCATGGAGATGGCCTGCTCAGGCGTAATGGCCTGACCTTGAGTCGGTTGACCTGCGATAAATCTTTGATACGCCTCTAGAGTTGTCTGTGCGCGTTTGGCCTCATCGAGTTTTTGGCGCACCATCAACTGCTGAATCGCACCCTCTTGGGCCTTGCCATAGGATGAAGTGCCAGCCTGCAAGCCTGCACCAAGCGCTTGGCCCAGTGAGATGGGAGTGGCAGATGGGCCACCTGCTTGGAGCAGGGCCGCAGCGGTGGACAGCAGCGCTTGGCGCTGCATCGACTCTTGCTGCTCGGGGGTCAGGTACTCGCTCAGGGCAGACGTGCCGCCACCAAACAAGTCACCCAGCAAGCCCATGTTCATTGTTGCCATGATGTTTGTTCCTTTACCCTAGACCCAGCAAACCACCAAGGATTGCGCCATAACCGCCATACTGAGGGTTGGTAGTTCCACCCAAGATGCTGCCCAACTGAGCACCGCCCAAAGCACCGCCAAGAGCACTTGCGGTCTGGTTACGGTAGATGGGTGTGGTTGTCGAGCCGCCAAGGTTTGGCACGTTCTGACCCAGGGCACTGCCAGTCAGGCCAAGGCGCTCAGAGGCCAGGTTGCGTGCAGCGTCAAGCCGCGCCTGGGCCAACTGCTGGCGTTGCTGCTCGGCAGTCATCACGGCCTGCGCACCCGTCATGCCCAGGTTTTGCTGCTGGGCACCCAAAGCACCCAACTGGCCCACAGAGGTCTGACGTATGCCAGCACCAGCGATCTGGTTGGCAGCGTTGGCCCTGGCCGCTTCCATGGCCCTGGCAGCATCAGTCTGGCCGAACCCGGCTGCCGTGGTGAACCCGGCAGAGCGCAACTGGGCAGCAGTGTTGGCTGCCTGGCGCATGTAGTCTTCATTGGCGATGGCCTCTGCCACTGCCTGGCGCGAGCCACCAAATGCCCTGGCACCTGTTGCTCGAGCTTGCTGTGCCTGCTGAGAGATCTGGCGCTGACGCTCAATGTCTGCCAGCGTACCCTGCACCACTTGACTCTCGTAAGGGTTTTGGTATGCAGACATGTACTGCGCACCCGTCATGGCCTGGATCTGCTGGGGGGTGTATCCAGCCTCTGCGAGTGCCAGTTCGGCAGCCCGGTTGGTTGTCTGCTGACCAGCACCGCCAATGCCGGTGGCCGTGAGCTGCTGCTCTGCCGTGGCATATCCTGGGGTGAACCCCTCAAACTGCCTTGTGCCAAGACCTGCCGCAGCGGTTCTGGCATCAGCCAACTGCTGGAGATATGCAGCCTTAATGTCAGGATCGATGGACGTTGAGCTTGTGGAAGATGACGGTGTGCTGCCAGAGCCGCCCAATGCCTTTGCGGCCAGAGCTGCACCCGTCAAGGCTTGGCCTGGAGTAATGTTGCTCAGGAAACCGCCAACACCACTTGCGGCGCTTCCCAAAAGACCGGCAAGGCCACCAGCACCGGCAGCACCTGCGCCGCCAGCAGTCAGCCCAGCGATGGCATCATATGCGGCCAGATCGGCAGCTCCTGCGCCAGCAGCACCAGCCGCCCCAGCACCACCCAACGCATTCATAATGTATGGAGCACCGAAATATGCAGCAGTACCAGCCGCAATCAGTGGCGCATTCTGAGACAAGCTCAAGTCTTTATCCACCTTTGCCAGAGCATTGCTGGTGCTGCCGATAGGGTCAGCCACAAAACTGCTTGCGGCACTGCCTAATTGATTTAATGCGCCCATTTGAACCTCATTTTGGCTTCATACGTTCTGAATAATCCATCATCGATCTTCTTGATCTCTGATGGGTAGGTGATTTGTGCAATCAAGTCATTGATCCTGGGGTTGTCGTAGAACGTGACTGCAAAGTCATACCCATGATCATTCAAGTCATCGAGGTACTTCTGCACGTTGGACACAAGGTCTTTTGCACGCTCACCGTTAATGCAATGAAATTCGATGCCGTTGTTTTCGATCTTCTTTGTCAGGATCAGAGTGTCACCCTGGCGCACAACAAAGTTGCCCGTCTTGGGTGAATTCATCAGACCATCAAAGTAGGCATCCACAGTGACAGCGAAACCGGCATAGTTCTTCGCCAGGTCTTCGGTGAGGATTTGTCTGATGTCTTTCATGGTCAAATTTTAAGTCTCAACGCTTGCCAGCGGGTAACACGTCCAAACGATTCAAGCCGACACGCCAGTCATCAAGCACTGCCCCGGTGTACCTGACCTTGACCTGGCGCCCAGAAAACCGCACGCTGGTTGGTTCGCTGGCAGAGTAGGGGCCATAAGTTGTCTCTGTGGCAGTGGGGTACATGCGGGTCTTGAAGGACACAACGACCTCGCCCAGGGTTTGCTCATCAGGGATGATTTGCCGCACGCTCATCACCTGCTCACCCGTTCCGATCTCCACAGGGCCAGACTCAGCGTAAGGCGCGACAGAGTCATAGGCAAAGCCAACCTCATGCTCGTAGATGTACCCGTCAGACGAAACCATCAGCGGGTTCAAGTAGACCCCACGGTCAGTGCCAGCCGTGCGAGACAGTGAGCCAATGGCCCAGTGGTTCTCGCGGTAGTTGTAGGTGACATATGAGTCATTCTCATTTGACTGGCTTGACGGGTAGCACCAGATGATCTCGCCATATTTGGAGTTGTGGATCGCGTAGATCTTGCTGGCCTGGTTGTAATTGATGTTTTGGAAAATGTAGTCGCCCACATCAGACACCAGTGGCTTGACGTAACCGTCATAAACCCAGAAACCAGATTTGCTCATCCAGATCGCGGCAGTGTCAATGGCCGCAACGGCCTGGGAAGAGATCAAGCCACAACCAGACCCGGCCTTCTCAAATGAATAGACGTAAGGCAAACCAATGTAGGTGCTGACGTGGACATCGACATCAGTGAAAAGCAAATTGACACCGCGCACACGCTTGCCTGCCTTCAATGACCCGACAGTTTGCAGCTCAAAGTCACCTGCCTGGTTGGTGGCTGCCGGTGTCCAAGTAGTGTTGTTCTCTTGGTCACACCACTGCACCTTGCGAGGATTGCCACCAGCACCCAGCGCAAAGACAAAGCGCTCTGCCGTTGTCATCACGGCATTGCAACTCGTTGGCGCGTTGGTGATGGCAGCGGCCAGGGTTGGTGTTGAGAACCCCAACTGCCACTCGTAGAGATTGCCATCAGCGTCTGAGCAGGCGACCAAGTACTCGCCCCAGGTATCCAGACTCCAGGTCGTTGCTGGCGTGATGCTGCCGGTGTCTGGGCGCTGGACACCATAGGCAAAGTTGCCATAAGTGGAGTACCCGTACCCGGTCTTGGTGGCTGCGTCAGCAATGCCAACAGTCAAACCTGTCGGCGTAATGTCTTTCAAAGTGCCTGCCTCATTCATGGCATACAGCTTTGAATGAGTCCCGGCAGCGATCCAGCGATCCCCTGAGTTGTCGCGCCAGGTGATCAAGCCCCGGCATGACCCGGTCAGTTGACTGTTCGATCTCTTGCGCCAACCGCCAATGGGACGCAAAGTACCCTCAAACCAGCGAACCAGGTTGGCGTCAAACCACCGCCCGGCTGACTGATATTCAGTGCCATTGCGGTACACGCCTGGGGGGATTCTGAGTGCGGTGAGTGCCATGATGGGATTATGCGGAAAGATTGGACACAAAACTCATGGTCACAATGAGTGACGCAGTGGACGGTCTTGTCGGGGATGTTTGGGTGGGATAAAACTGGAGAGAAATGGCGGTGTTGGTTGCAGACCACCAAATTTCAATGTAGTCGTTTTCTGCCAGCTCAAGAAAATAATTCCACCCTGCGATGATGTGGCCGTCCACACCGCCGTGAGAGTTTGGGACTGAGATAAACCCTGTGGAGCCAGTTACGTCTGTGCCATTTTTCCGCAGCCAGACACTCACGTCATGCAGTTGGGAGTCGGTGTTTTGGAATTGACCAGACCACTGGAGGTTATAAATACCCGCCTGAGACACAGTCAACCGTGATGCGTACCCACCGCTGGTGACAACTTTGACACCATTGCTAAAGTCAGTGGTGTTAAATGTCATAACGGTGGCGGTGTTGGCCGTTATTGCCTGATCTGTCGTGTCCTGGAAAGCCCCATAAGGCACATTCAAGTACTTGCCACCTCGCGGCCCAAGAACCGTTGACAGGATATTGGTGAGCTTACGAAAGTAGACCAGCAAGCCGCGATGGGTTTGCGCAGTCAGGCGCTCGTCATAGGTCTGACCTGGTGAGGGTAGATCTGGCGGTGCTGGGGTTTCGAGCTGCTGGTAAAGGTTTGTCATGTCAGGACTGCCAAAGCCTCATTAATGTGTTTGATGCGGTCTTCGAGGCCAATTGTCCCACCGTTGATCTTCTTCGTAAGCGCTGCCCAGTCCCCTGACTCGGCCAGGCGGTTGCAGTCATGCGTTGACCAGAACCAACCTGCCGTCAAGGCAGCGTACTTGGGTGTGGCGACCAACTCAGGCTGCATGACAAAGTCAACGCCCAGGGCTTGGCCTGCGTGAAAATAATTGCTGTGGCCGGTCAATTGTATGCAACCTTTTCCCGAAAAACGAAAACCATCCCCTGATGCCTCGTCACGGTTCCCCATGCGGTTGGCATAAACCATGTTGGCAATCTTCTTTGGGTTGCCAGCGTACTGGTTTGCAACGTCAAGAGTAGGGAAACGCTTGGGCCACAACTTCATCAAGGTGACTGCGCGATAGTTCAAGTTCTCTTGCAGCACCTTGAAGTTCCCGCATTCATGGCCGCATTGACCAATGAATGCAGCCTGCTGCCTCTTGGTGGAGATGTTGAAACGGCCAAAGGTTTCATTGAGCGCATCAACCCACTCAGGGCCAATGTGCAGCTTTTTGAGTTGTTCACTGTTTACCATTGATGGCCTCTCTCACTTTGTTGTAGGTGTCGATGCAGGCGTTGAGTTGGACGGTGTTTCTGTCTCCCTCGATGGCGATGGCGACAATACTCTTAATAGCCTCTCGGTAAGGGTCGGGTCTTTCTTCTCCCCGATCTCTGACGGCAGGGCTGGCATCTGGGGTGGTTGGTACGCAACTTGGGGTGGCCGGGACCGGGAGGCGCAACTGGTTAGCATCAATAAGATTATTAATGTCAGACTGCTTTTTATTGATCTCATTCTTGGCCTTTCGCAGGGTTTCAGTTTGATTGTTCAGTGAGCTTGCCAGCTCTTGCTCCTTGGCGCGTGACTCTGCATTGAGCTTGGCAATGTGAGCCTGCATCTCAGCGTCCCGGTCAGCATAACCAACATGGTGGCCGTAACCATAGGCACCGCCAATGGCAACCATGGCCGCAATGATCAGATATGGATTCACTGCCCAGCCTCACGTCTTGCTGTTGCGATCTCCTCACGGACGTGATCGGGTTCCAGGTGCTCGGGTGGCGTTGTCGGTGGAGGTGGAGGCGTCCAGGTTTCATCTAGAGGTGGATTGATCCACACTGGCAGAGCACCGCTGGCAGGCGCAGAAACAGGGCTAGAAGGCGCTGGTGCAGCCGGGGAAGGTGTGGGTGCCGGTGCAGGGTTTATTGCAGCGGTGACGGCCCCCACGGCACGCTTGCCCACAATGCCGCCAATGCCGCCAACAATGAGCAGCACAATGTCGTTCAACATCTTGGTGTAAGCCTGGTCGATGGGCGCCATGGACTTGATGGGTTGGGTGACAAACGTCACTGAATAGAGCAGGGCAAACACAATGCCAAGCAAAATGACGGTGATCATCACCACAACAAAGCCCCAGATACGAACCTCAATCTCTTCAGGGGTGTATTTACTTTTTAGCATCTTCGGCCTTTGCTGGTTCAATCTTGTTTGTCAATACTGGGGCAACCAAATACTCAGGGCAGGTCTGCGTAAATAAGCAGCGAGGTTTCTGGCACTCTTTGAGTTCAAAGTTGTCAGGGTTCTGGCAGGTGTATCGATACCGATCTTCACAAGCGGACAGAAAAAAGATAATGCCGGCAACCATGATGAGCTTATGCACTCCAATCATTGCGCCCCACAAAAATTTATCTTTGCTCATTACGCTGCTCCAGTTGTTTGCGCTCTTCCTCAAGTTGCTTGCGCAGCCTCTCCATTCTTTCGATCTGCGCTTTGCTTTCCTTTTGCACCGCCAGCGTATCAAAGTAGATTACTGAGATTATTGGCAGCATCAGGCAAAACACCAAGACCATCGCAATCAGCGCTATCAGAAACCCCATCTGGTCTTTCGGTCCATCACCAGGAGTGACCAAAACACGGCCAGGTATAGGATCACGCACAAGGCGGCTCCCAGGTAGATTGCTTTGTCTTGCAGGTCCGCGATTACCCGTCTTCGTTGCCATCTTGCCTGTGCCTCGCGTTGGTCACGCACTGCCCTCGCTTGCTCTT